CCTGAAAAAGGAGATAAAAAATCAGCGTTTAATGTTTCAATGTATCCCTGGTGCCCCCTGGCAGAGGACAGTATTATTCCTCTTCCTGTAGACTGGGTAGTGACGATTGTTGATCCCAAACAAAAACTCAAAGAAATGTATGTGGAGGATGTTGTAGGAAATGAGCAAAATAGTGAAAGTGATTCTACTGACGAACAGCGAGAGACTGATCAGTGAGATAGAAGAAGTGGGTGCTGAAATTGGTGAACCCGATTGTAAGTTAATTAATCCAATGGAGATCTGTGAAAATATTACTCTTTCTCCCTGGATGATGGATCATACGATGCAAGATACGTTTATGATCAGTTCGGATAAGATCATCACACTCGCTGATCCCATGCCGACACTCCTTGAAAAATACCTTGAAAATACTAAGTAATGGCACTTTCAAAAAACACTCTTGATCATTTACTTGAGGCAGAGTCTCACATCAGAGCAGCAATCAAGTCTGCTGCAGTAAATGAAAAACCTATGGTTGTTAAACAACTTGCAGATTTGCTTAATGGATTGGAGCAAACTAAAAAGTTTGACGAAATCATGGATATGATTGATAACCGAAGTTCTGGCAGCAGCGGTATGTTCGGTTCTTTTTTCAATGATGATGACGAATGAAGTTTTACACCAATGTTCAGCTGATCGGTAATCAGTTTCTAGTTCGTGGAGTTGAAGACGGGAAAAGGTTTGAGATTAGAGATAGTGAGTTCTGTCCTACCCTTTTCGTTAAGAGTAAAAGAGAAACCAAGTACAAAACGCTGAATGGTGAAAGTGTAGAACCAATCAAACCAGGACAAGTTCGCGACTGTCGCGAGTTTTATAAAAAGTATCAGGACGTAGATGGATTTTCTATCTATGGCAATGATCGATACATTTATCAATACATCTCAGAAAAGTATCCTGAAGATGAAGTCAAGTTTGATATTAGTAAGATAAAACTGGTTACCCTTGATATTGAGACTACTGCCGAAAAAGGATTCCCTGATGTTGAATCCGCATCGGAAGAGATTCTGGCAATTACTATTCAAGACTATACTACCAAACAGATTATCACTTGGGGTGTCAAACCATTCATCAACAAACAAAAGAATGTAACTTATCATCACTGTGTTGATGAGCATAGTCTTTTGAATAGTTTTATCAACTATTGGATGCAGGATGTTCCTGATGTGATTACTGGTTGGAACATTCAGTTGTTCGATATTCCTTATATCTGCAAGCGTCTCAATCGAGTTCTTGGTGAGAAACTGATGAAGCGATTTTCACCATGGGGACTTGTGACTGAAGGTGAGATGTATATTCAAGGACGTAAACATATCAATTATGATGTTGGTGGTGTATGTCAACTTGATTATCTTGATCTTTATAAGAAGTTCACTTATAAAGCACAGGAATCATATCGTCTGGATTATATTGCCAGTGTAGAACTGGGACAGAAGAAACTAGATCACTCTGAATATGATACGTTCAAGGACTTCTATACAAATGGATGGCAGAAATTTATTGAGTACAACATCGTTGACGTAGAATTGGTTGACAGGTTAGAAGATAAGATGAAACTTATCGAACTAGCTCTGACGATGGCATATGATGCTAAAGTGAATTATAATGATGTGTTCTATCAAGTTCGTATGTGGGATAATATCATCTATAACTATTTAAAAAAAAGAGATATTGTTATTCCGCAGAAACAGCAGTCGGATAAGAATGAAAAGTATGCTGGAGCATATGTAAAGGAACCGATTCCTGGAAAGTATGATTGGGTGGTTAGTTTTGACTTGAACTCGTTGTATCCTCACCTGATTATGCAGTACAATATCTCACCAGAGACTCTTCTAGAGGAGAAGCATCCAACAGTTACCGTTGATAAGATTCTTGATGAAGAGATAAATTTTGAACTCTATAAGGATAATGCGATTTGTGCTAATGGTGCAATGTATCGTAAAGATGTTCGTGGATTTCTACCAGAGTTGATGGAGAAGATGTATGGAGATCGTGTCGTCTTCAAGAAACGAATGCTTGCAGCCAAACAGCAGTATGAGAAGACGCCTACTAAAGCACTTGAAAAAGAAATCGCTCGATGCAACAACATTCAAATGGCGAAGAAGATTTCTCTTAACTCTGCTTATGGTGCTATTGGTAATCAATACTTCAGGTATTACAAACTAGCAAACGCAGAAGCAATCACATTGTCTGGACAAGTTTCGATCCGTTGGATTGAACGGAAGATGAACAAGTATCTAAATAATCTGTTAAAAACAGAAGACGAGGACTATGTTATCGCATCCGACACTGATTCTATCTATCTTAATATGGGATCTGTTGTTGATAAATTTTTTGCTAATCGCTCTGGCGACAAAGCAAAGATTGTGGAGTTACTTGATATGGTTTGTCGTGACAAACTGGAACCGTACATCGATGAGTGCTACCAGAACTTGGCGAACTATGTATCGGCGTATGATCAAAAGATGCAAATGAAGCGTGAGAACATCGCTGATCGTGGTATCTGGACTGCAAAGAAGCGATATATTCTCAATGTATGGGATAGTGAGGGTGTTCGATATGAAGAACCTAAACTGAAAGTGATGGGTATTGAATCAGTTAAATCATCTACACCTGCACCTTGTCGTAAAATGCTCAAGGATGCATTCAAGATTTTGATGACTGGTACTGAAGATGAGATGATTAAGTTCATTGATTCTAGTCGTGATCAGTTCAAAAAACTTCCTCCCGAAGAAGTTTCTTTTCCGCGATCTGTATCTGATGTTGTAAAGTATAAATCACATTCAAGCATCTATAATAAAGGAACTCCGATTCATGCCAGAGGCGCACTTCTATATAATCATTATATTGTAAAGAATAAATTGGATGCTAAGTATTCTTTGATTCAGAATGGAGAGAAAATTAAGTTCTGCTATTTAAAGAAACCAAATCATATTCATGAGAATGTTATCTCATTCATTCAAGATTTTCCTAAAGAATTGAATCTTGACAAGTATGTTGACTACGACTTACAATTTGAGAAGTCATTCCTTGAACCACTTAAAACCATCCTTGATTCTATTGGATGGAATGTTGAAAAAACTGTAAACCTTGAACTTTTCTTTGGATAATGGATTTACCGATCGATGATAAAGAACTCGCTACAATCGTTAGTGCATTGAGACTTGGCGGCGATGCTGCATTGTATCAAAAACTGAATACTATCAAAGAGATTCGTGAGGAAAACCCCGGTGGCCCTTACAAAAAAATTGCCCGTGAACAATTTGGTTTTGTACTGTAATGGACTTTCTAAAAGAAATTGTAAAAGAAATAGGAGATGAGTACACAAGAGTCGCAAGAGACATCGACGACACAGAGAAATACGTGGACACGGGTTCGTACATTTTTAACGGACTTGTTTCAGGTTCCATTTTTGGTGGCGTATCTGGTAATAAGATTACTGCCATTGCTGGCGAGTCTAGTACTGGAAAAACTTTTTTCTCTCTTGCTGTCGTCAAGAACTTCCTTGATTCTAACCCTGATGGGTATTGTCTATATTTTGACACTGAAGCCGCTGTTAACAAGTCTCTTCTCGCAGATAGGGGATTAGATCTTGATCGGGTTGCCGTAGTCAACGTGGTTACGATTGAAGAGTTCCGAAGCAAGGCACTGAAGGCAGTTGATCTTTATTTAAAAAAACCTGAAGACGAACGCAAACCGTGCATGTTTGTGCTAGACTCTTTGGGGATGCTTTCCACTGAGAAGGAGATTACTGACGTTCTGAACGACAAGCAAGTTCGTGATATGACTAAATCACAACTTGTCAAAGGTGCATTCAGGATGTTAACTCTGAAACTGGGGCAAGCAAACATTCCTATGATCGTTACTAATCACACCTACGATGTCATTGGCGCTTATGTCCCTACAAAAGAAATGGGTGGAGGCAGTGGACTTAAGTATGCTGCATCTACAATCATCTATCTCAGCAAAAAGAAAGAAAAAGATGGAACTGAAATCGTTGGAAATCTTATCAAGGCAAAGACTGCTAAGTCACGTTTGAGTAAAGAGAACAAGGATGTTACTGTTCGTCTTTATTATGATAATCGCGGTTTGGATCGTTACTACGGTTTGCTTGAACTGGGAGAGATTGGTGGACTTTGGAAGAATGTGGCTGGACGCTATGAAATAGACGGTAAAAAAGTCTATGCTAAGGCAATTTACAAAGATCCAGAAACATACTTCACCCCAGAGGTGATGGAAAAATTAGACGAGATTGCAAAACAGGAGTTTAGTTATGGATCCTA